GCTAGGGACCAAAGTGCTTACTTGGTGTCTGACCGTATCATGAACAGTGTGATCTCCAACGGGTTACAAGACTACGGTGGTCTTGTAACCTCGTTGAAGAAAATGCGAAAAAGGGTTCGGAAATGTGCTTTCACTGGCGTGAAAGCAACATTAACCGAACACGAACAAAGACGACTCGCGTGGGCTCAACTGGTCATTGACCAGTTCAACTCACGCGTAGGAATCAATAGTAAGTCCAACATGTTCCGGGCCTGCGTATTCACGCAGTCCAGAGCATCTGGGCTAGGAAATAACAAGATGGCGGCCGAAGCAATAGACAAGTTTATTGCTGAAGTCACCGTCGAGAAAGAATTCAAACCTGACAAGGATTTAATCGAGTCCATCGATTTTATCCTTGACCAGGTTGTCACTCAAGCAGCTGGGAATCCCCAGTTCAGGATCTCGTTATCAACGAGTGCCTGCACTGAGAATTCCAAAAGAGAAGAGGGGAAGTTCGGGTACTTGCGCAAAGTACCCGACCTTCCCCACATACCTCCTTTTAGTGTTCGCAATCCTGGAGGCCAGTTAGGAAACTGGGCCTTCAGGAAAGCGATCGAAAAAGTGAACTCTTCTAGCGACGACATTTATAAAACAAATGTCGCCGCTATTAGAGAAAACGCAAAAGTTAGGGTTGTACAGAGTGGATCTTTTTACAAAGATGCACTCCTACAACCCTTCTCGCATATGACAATCCAAGCTGCAAAGAGCATGCGCTCTTTGAAGAATGGATTGTCTTCTGGTAGACTAGGATGGAACTTCATCAGCCGGATCGATCACCTCGATCCGATTGATGGTCACGTCCTATTTGAAAAGCACAAAAGGATAGTAAGTCTGGACTGGCGTTCAGCCACAGACATACCATCCTTTAAATCTGCACACATGGTGATGGGTAGACTCCTCGAAAAGATGAGACTACCCGCCTCCATACTAGATCCCATTAAATGTATATGGCCTGGTCCAAAGGACATATACATTAATGGAAAATTTCATTCGGTCCAGGTCAACGGGGTCCCCATGGGGGACCCGTTGACCAAGTCCAATCTGTCTTTAGCTCACCCTATCTGTGAGGCGTACGCCTCAAAGAAAGAGCCGAGCGTAAAAGTTGTGCACGACGGCAACGGGGATGATACTGCTATCATCCTCGGTGC